TTTACACCAGGATCAAACTTGAAAGCACCAGTATCAAGACCAAAGTCTACATCACCCCATGCAGTATCTGGAGTAGTTCCCTGACTTGCCTGTGTGCCACCAGTTCTTTGCTCATCAGATACTCCGTCATAGAAGTTTTCAAATGATTCATATGCAAAATTTACTGTAAATTCAAGTGTGCTGTTAGTACCTGAAGCAGACATACTAAGGTCAGATACATTCAATGGGAAAGCATTATAAACATTTGTGGTCAGAGATACTGTTCCATCTCTTTCCATTTTTTTCAAAATAATCTTAGGGTCAATATAAGTATTGTAATATGCCACTCTTACATCCCTTCTTGTCAAGGGATTATCACCAACTCTAGGAGCTAGTTTTTCCAACCACATATTGAAAATCTTATGACTTGCTAAATCTCCAGTCAACGTATATGTCATCGCAAATTCATTGAATAACATACTATGAACATACTTTCTAGTATGCCCGATCGCCATGTCACCACGCATCTCCCCAGTAGCAAATGATCTGCCAGGAAACTGAATATTCGATATCAACACATTTGAATGTTCATTCAAAATCCTCAGTTGATCGGTTAGACCTTCTGCCCATCCCAAACTTCCAGCACCACCGCCACTAAAAAATGCAGTATAACTATGTGTAGACGCAGGACCCTTTGCTAATAATTTTTTTACCTGATCGTATAGCATCTAAATAATACTTAGGGTGTTATCATTATTTATCTTGGCATACAAAGGAAAATACTCCCCATCTAATACTAAAAAATATAAAGGTGATCCTACAAATATTATCTACAGGTCACTGTGGGAAAGAAAGTTTATGGTTTGGTGTGATAAGAATGCAGGTGTCCTTGAGTGGGGGTCCGAAGAGATTGTGATCCCATATATCTCTCCCATTGACAGTAGGAGACACAGATATTTTCCAGACTTCTACATCAAAGTGAAAAACAAACTTGGAAAGATTGACAAGTACATTATTGAGATCAAACCAAAGTATCAAGTGAACGGACCCAAACCAGGGAAAAGAAAGACCAAGACATATATCAACGAAGTGAAAACTTATGCAGTAAATCAAGCAAAGTGGAAAGCTGCAGAAGAATATTGTTTAGATAGAAGATGGAAGTTCAAAATTCTCACTGAAACCGAACTTGGAGTATAACTAAATGTCAAACAGAAGAGCACAAAACGCAGCTGCTCAAAGGCGCAATGCCGCAGAAGCAGCAACACAAAGAAAGATAGGAACCTCAAGACCTGGCGGTACAAATACACCATCCTATTATAAGGGTGGTGATGGATCGTACTATGATTATGCGACAGGTCGTCCTATTCCTAAACCATCTTCATACGAACAACCTGGGGTAGGAGAGTTTGACAGTGAAACTGGTGCTCTTATTCAAGGAACAAAAGCAGCAGCAAATGGACCTCCTCAAAATAGCGACAATGCACCAAAATCTTCAAAAGAAAATGGTGGAGGTGAAACTAAAGAGACTCCAGCCCCAAAGATTGAGAAGTCCAATGCAGTAAAAGATGCATTAGGCGGTCTTTTTGCTGGTGGTGCTTTGAAATATCCTAATGATCTATTCGATCAGACTACAGATTATATGATGATTGATATCCATGAACATCAACCAGCGTTTTCTGGAGAAACTGGTATTCAAGGACCATCTTTAGGAAATATAATGTTCTACATGCCAAATAATCTTGGCACATCATATGGTCAAAACTGGGGTGCCCTACCATTGACTCCAGGTGCGAGAATGGCAGTCAATGCCACCAAGATGGCAATCAATACTGGTTCTTCAGAACAAGTTTCTTCTTATATTCAAAAGGCACTTCAAGGTGCAGAAACAACATTTGCTGCTTCAGTTCTTGCTGGTGGATTGAATAGTCTTCCTGGCGTCTCTGGTTTTGATACTAATAACTTACTTGGTTTGACTCAAGGTGTTGGGGTCAACACTACAATCGAATTGTTCTGGTCTGGTCATGGTGGACAAAGATCTGCAAACTTTAGAATCCTCATGAGTCCTAGAAGTGAAGCAGAAACAGAGACTGTTCGCGCTATTGTAAGAGCGTTCAAGATTTCAATGCACCCATCCAAGTCTCCAGGTGGAGGGGCACAGAGCGTTGGCGGAAGATTTGTGCAGTATCCAATGGCATTCCAGTTGAAGTTTATGCATGGATCTGAAGAGCACGAATTTATCAATAAATTCAAACCCATGGTTCTCGAAAACATGAGTGTTGAGTATACGCCAGATAATGTCTATGCAACTTATGCCAATACTTCACCAGTTGCAACTATGTTGACACTTACATTCAAAGAACTCAAACTGCTTTACGCAGACGATATTATCGAATCCACAGGAGCAGGTTTCTAATGTATTTCTCAAAATTACCAGACTTACTTTATACTACAAAAATCACCAAAGCAGGATCTGGTGATTTTGTCAAGGTCAAAAATCTTTTCCGAAAGTATAAGTTGAGCGACAATGCTCGACGTGCTGCTCTGCAATTTTATAAGTATCTAGTTCCAGAAGGAGAAACCCCAGAGCAAGTAGCGAATAGAATTTATGATGATCCTAACCTGCATTGGGTCATCATGATTATCAATGACATGTCTGATATCTATGAACAATGGCCATTAGATCAGCAGTCTTTAGAAGAGTTAGTCTATTCTAAGTACGATAATCCAGATGCTGTTCATCATAATGAAACCAATAGAATAACAGACTCTGAAGGAAATCTAGTAGTAAGAGAAGGTCTTACGGTTCAACCTGGGTGGACTTATGAGTATCTGTATTCTCAAAGTCCTGTCGTCAAGAGAACTCTAACGTTTGCTACTGATACCTATGCAGTGACAAACTACGACTATGAAGAGAGATTGAATGATGCAAAAAGAGAAATAGACCTTCTCAAACCAGAGTTCCTGCAAGCATTCATTGCAGACTTTGAGGAGATTACCTCATACGAACCTAACTCTGATTTGGAAGATCTAAGAACTAAGAGAACTGCTATCGATCTCGTTAGAAAATACTACTAATTTAGTCGGTTTCGATGTCAGGACCATATCCCTTTTGATAGTTGTTAATCCAATAATAATATCCAAGTTCTCCTGTTTCAGGATTCACTCTTTGATCTTCAGTTCTTTTGATAATTTTATGTAGAGACCAAGTTTTGGGGCACGAACGCTTTTCTCCTGGAATGAAAATGCCATGCTGTTGTCCTGTTTTGTTTAGCAAATGCCATCCAAGTTTAGAAGTTTTCTTTTTTACGGCAGCAGGAAAATTAGAGATAGGTCCCTGAGCAAAGCGGTGGTCCATAATGAAGGATGATTACCTCGTAAGTATACCATAAAAAAGAGGGGTGGTCAACCCCTCAGATCGCGTTATTCCTTTTGTAGCGTGTCGCGCACGAAAAGCGACAGAACTATTTAGGAGGACTCCAGAGTTTAGGATTGACTCTGCCATCAGTTTGCACCATGGTTACAAAATCATGACGGTACTCATCCCAATAGTAGTCAAAAATGTCTACTTGTTTGGGAGCAGTTGCAATGTCATACTTGAGTTGTCCCCCTTCTCGGTATGTAACCATGTACGCAGTATAAGGGAGAGACTTGTCTTCTCCCTTGGATTCATCACAGTCGCGATGAATGATTTTTACTCGCGCCTTTGCCATCAAGCATCAGCCAAACGTTGGAAATAGGAGAGAGACTCATCAAGATCCTCTTCTTCAACCTTGCTGGGAGGAGTAAGAGCATTCAGTTCCTCTTTCATTGCCTGGGGGACAGGATTGATGTCACGGGAATTGAAGTTAGGGGTGAAAGAACCACGACCTTCGCTCTCATCTTCGAGTTCCTCATCGATACGAGGTGCTTGCTTTTTCTTACCAAGGACAAGATCAAGACGTGCCTTGAGTTGATCATAGGACTTGAACTTGTCAGCAGAAGTCAGGTCAGCAAGAGAATACTGAGACTTCCAGAGTGCTTCCAGTTTAGCATCATCACCACCCATCAGGGGGGAGGGAGAAGCAAACTCAGACTTGTCGTAGTTCCAGTAACCATCGACCTTACGGAGTTTCAGTTTGAAGTCAGCACCTTCCCAGAAGTCGAAAGGATTGACGGGAGTCTCATCAGCAAAGGCAGGTTCCATTGCTTCAGTGATCTTGTCGAAGATCTTCTTACCGAACTTGTAGAGGAAGACACGACCTTCGTTCTCAGGATTCTTGGGATCCTGAACAACATAGATGTTTGCGTAGTAAGACAGTTTACGCTTCTGCTTACGAACAGTTTCTTTATCTTTATCGCTGCCACTGTTCCAGAGTTCACGGTTGTACTCAGAAACAGGGTCTTTCTGATTCATGGTGGTGAGAGAATTCTCGATGTACCAACCACCAGGACCTTGGAATGCGTGACTCCAAAGTTTTGCCCAAGGGATGTCTTCACCGTCAGGGGCAGGGAGGAAACGAATTACAGCATAACCATTACCAGACACGTCCATTTCAGGTTTCCAGATGCGCTCATCAGCGCCTCCGCTTTGTGTGTTCTGGGACTTCTCAAGTTCTTGAGAGAGTTTAGCAAAAATGGATTTGTTGTTTTTCTTGAGATTTGAAAATGACATTTGGATTCGTAGGATTCGTTGTGTGGGTTGCTACTGGATCATCGTAGCATGGTTATTTATCGGTGTCAAGGTGGGTGTAGTTGTATTCCTGAATCATAGCGAAGAAGCGCATCTTGAGTATCCGAAGGTACTCCTGTTCCTCATAGGGGCGTCTGGGAGCACCTGGCCAGACCTCAATGGAGTAGCAGATATGATCATACATCATACGTGCCTCTCTGATCCCCATTTTCATCTCGCACCACCACTCTTCATCAGGAGTTTCCATTAGGAGATCTCCACCTGTTTCTTCATACTTTTGATAATTCGATCCATGTTATCAAAGAGTTCTTCAAAACTTACCTTGTCATCAATACCAAGGGCACTTGCAGTTGCTCTCATTTTAGCAAGCATTTGATTTGCCTCTGGATCATCGCTAAGTTTGATTCTAGCGTGAAGAATTCTTTGTTTATCAAGTAATTTTTGCATCAACTCAATGTGACTAATTTTCTCACTTTGGGAGAGAAGAAGATAATTTGCTGATGCTAGATAAATTTCCTGTTGCAGTTCCATGACT